AAGAATACAAGAGTTGGCACTTTACTAGCTTCGATAACCCACTACTTGACCCAAAAGAAATTGAAGCTGCAAAGAAGTCTATGTCTTCTTTTGCTTTCCGCACAGAATTCATGGCTTCGTTTGAAGCAGCTAGTGGCGGCATCTTTAAAGAAGAATGGGTCAAGATAGACGACGAAGAGCCTAAGGATGGTCGCTACTTTGTCGCAGTAGACCTAGCTGGCTTTGAGAATGTCGCTGCCGCTACCACAGCAAAGAAGAAGAGGTTAGACCAGTCAGCGATAGCGATAGTCAAGGTAACGTCTGAGGGTTGGTGGGTTGCAGATATAGAGTTTGGACGGTGGGACATTAAGCAGACCGCACAGAAGATATTTGATGTGGTCAGAGATTATGAGCCTGTTTGTGTGGGCATCGAAAGAGGCGCACTAAAGAATGCCGTTCTACCTTATCTGTCTGATCTTATGCGTAAGTATAACAGTTACTTCAGGATTGAAGACCTCACACACGGAAACAAGAAAAAGACAGACAGAATCACTTGGTCTTTACAAGGCAGACTAGAGCACGGAAAGATTACCTTCAATGAAGGCCCCTGGAATAGCGAGATCATCGATGAACTGATGAACTTCCCTAATGCCCAGGTGCACGATGACTTGATTGATGCCTTAAGTTACATAGACCAGATAGCGATTGCGGAGTACACCTCAGACTATGAGGAAGACGATTACACACCAATGGATGCCGTTGCTGGCTACTAGGAGAGAGCATGGAAGAGCAAGAAAACGAATATAACGGTAAAGACGCTAAGATCACTGAGTGGGTCTTATCTCGTTGCCTGATGTGGCGCAATCACAGAGATGAGAACTATTTAGAGTCTTGGAAAGAGTATGAGCGTCTCTGGCGTGGTATCTGGTCTGGTGAAGACAAGACAAGAGACTCTGAGCGTTCACAACTGGTAACTCCTGCCCTTCAGCAGGCAATCGAGTCCCACACCGCTGAGATCGAAGAGGCTATCTTTGGTCGTGGTGAGAAGTTCTTTGACATCATTGATGACCAAAAAGATCAGCAGAAGTTAGATGTAGAGCAGATCAAGAACCAGATGTATGAGGACTTTAAGAACCAGAAGGTCCGCAAGTCAGTCTCAGACATTGTCCTATTAGGCGCTGTTTATGGCACCGGCATCGGTGAGATCACAATCGCAGAAAAGACTGTGCTAAGGCCAGCGATGCGCCCAATCGTGGAGATGGGTGTCTCTGCCATCGGCGTTGAGGAAGTACCTAAGTTCGTTGTTGGCCTCAAAGCCATCAATCCTAAGAACTTCCTGATTGACCCCACTGCCACCAGCATTGAAGAGGCGATGGGCTGTGCGGTAGAAGAGTATGTGTCACTACACTCTGTCGTTGCTGGTATGGAGTCTGGTGTTTATAAGAAGGTTGATAATCTCGGTCAAGCCGCAGTCGACACCGATATTGAGCCGGTACAGGAAGACGTTGAGTATCAGCAAGACAAGGTACTGTTGCTTCGCTACTATGGCTTGGTGCCTAAGTATCTAATCGAGTCTGGCTCGGATGAAGAGATTGTAGAACTGTTTGCCAAGAAGCAAGAAGAGTTTGGCAACGAAGCAGCAGACTACACAGAGTTGGTTGAAGGCATCGTAGTTATCGCCAATGACCAGCACCTGCTCAAGGCTGAGTTGTCGCCCTACATGATGGAAGACCGTCCCATCGTTGCCTTCCAGAATGACTCTATGCCTAACCGCTTCTGGGGTCGTGGGATTGCTGAGAAGGGCTACAATATGCAAAAGGCTATTGATGCTCAGATCCGTGCCCACTTAGACAGCCTAGCACTGACCACAGTGCCGATGATGGGCATCGATGCTACAAGGCTACCTCGTGGTGCCAAGTTTGAAGTAAGGCCAGGCAAAACCATCCTAACCAACGGCAACCCTGCCGAGATCCTCCAGCCATTTAAGTTCGGCAACACCGATCCTGGCAACCTGCAAATCGCTGGTGAGTTTATGCGGATGATGCTGATGGCTACTGGCACGGTAGATAGTTCCACTATGCCTGCTCCCACCACAGCAGATGGTGCTGGCATGAGTGCTGGCCTCTCAGCCATCATCAAGAAGAATAAGCGTACCTTGGTTAACTTCCAAGAACAGTTCCTTATTCCCTTTGTGAAGAAGTCTGCTTATCGGTTTATGCAGTTTGATCCAGAGAACTATCCTGCAAAGGACTTCAACTTCATTGCTTCTAGCAATCTAGGCATCATTGCCCGTGAGTATGAGCAGATGCAGTTTATGAATCTACTCAAAACCTTAGGTCCAGAGAGCCCTGTAGTGCCAATTGTGCTCAGAGCCATCATCGAAAACAGCGGTTTGAACAACCGTGAGCAGATTATTGCTCAGATGGACCAGATGACACAGCCCAATCCAGAGGCACAGCAGGCCCAACAGATGGTTCAGCAGCTACAAATGCAGAATGCTCAGTTGCAAAACGCTAAACTTGAGTCTGAAGTGATCCTAAACCAGACAAAAGCACAGGCAGAGGCCGTAGATACCCAGTTGAAACCAGCAGAATTGCAGGCTTCTATCACTGCAAGCGCCTCTAAGTACCTTTCAGACTCTAACAACCCCACTGCTGAGTTTGAAAGACGCATCAAGGTTGCTAATCTGGCCCTAAAAGAGAAAGACATCGACACTAAGAAGGAAATTGCTAACCTTCAGGTCGTTGCCGCCCGTCAGAAATAAAAAACTTGACAAAACCGGCAAAAAGTGCTTGACAAATTTATAAAAGTGTGGTAGAATTACGACAAATGTTACCAGAATTACAGCAGTATTACGAAGACAGGCTTTCTATGATGACCACCCAAGCGTGGTCGCAACTCCTAGAAGACCTATTAGAGATGCGTACCCAGTACGAGAACATCCGCAACTGCGATGCAGTGACCCTAGAGTTTAGAAAAGGACAAGTAGACATTTTAGACTACATCATTGGTCTAAAAGACTTGTCACAACAAACCTACGAGGAACTGCAAAATGGCGAAAAGAATATTTGAATTCCGCTGTGCCAAAGAGCACATAAGCGAAAAGTATGTAGATGAGTCAGTAACAGTCATACAGTGCCCACACTGTACAAATGACGCTACAAGGCTGATCTCTGCTCCTAGAATCTCTTTAGAAGGTATCACAGGAGATTTTCCTTCTGCAAGTAGAGCCTGGGAGAAGCGGCGAGAGTCGCACATGAAGTACGAGCGTAAAGTTGGTATTTCCGAGGGATAAGAGAACCCCCTCAAACGTAATAAGTGTTCTTTCTTAATGCTGTTGAGGCACGGGAGACAATAGATGGCTAGTTTTATTGAAGAAGGCGTTGAAGAAGTAGATCCTAACGAAGTATTGACTGACATTAGCACATCCGAACCAGAAGCGAAAGCAGAAGAGCCGGTTGTTCAAGAGCAAGTTGAAGAGGACGTTCCCGAAAAGTATCGGGGTAAAAGCGCCAAAGAGATTGCTCAGATGCACATGGAAGCCGAGAAGTTAATCGGCAGACAAGGCAGTGAAGTTGGTGAGTTACGGCGTGTTGTGGATGACTTCATCAAGACCCAAACTACAGCAAAACAGCAACTGCAAGCGGAACCTGACGAAGAGGTTGATTTCTTCGCTGATCCTAAACGTGCGGTAGAGAAGGCGATTGAAAACCATCCAAAGATTAGAGAGGCTGAAAAACTCTCCTCTGAGATGGCAGCGGCAAAGGCGTTTAACGAACTAAAAGCACGGCATCCTGACTTTCAAGAAGTTGTTGCCGATCCTGCATTCCAGAATTGGGTTGCGGCCTCCAAAGTGAGGGCAGAGCTGTTTGTTCGTGCAGACCGTTCTTTTGACTATGATGCTGGTGATGAGTTGTTGTCTATATGGAAAGAGCGTAGACAGGCAGCACAGCAGACAGTGTCAGCAGAGAAAGAGGTCCGTAGCCAATCCGTAAAAGCAGCCACTACCACAGTGTCTTCGGGCAGTGATGAAGCACCCTCTAAGAAGATTTACCGTCGTGCAGACATTATTAAACTCATGCAAACGGACCCTGACAAGTATGACATGATGCAAAATGAAATCATGGCTGCTTACCGAGAGGGGCGTGTGAGGTGATAGATAAGTTGTCGTATTTAGGAGGTATCATAGATGGTGAAGGAACAATTAGTATTGTTCGTAGAACCACTTATTATGTTCCTCATGTTTGTATTCCAAATACAGATGAAACTTTAATTTTATATTGTAAAAGTATTTTAGATGAATATGGAATTAAATATTGTATAGAATACAAAGACAGAGTAAAGTTAAAAAATTCTAAACCTTGTTGGGTTATACGCATTGAAGGTAAAGAAAGAGTTGGAATGTTTTTAGAATTAATAAAAAATTATGTCATTTCTAAAAAACAACAGGCTCTCTTAGTTGCTGATTGGTGCGCTTACAAAGGTAGACGAAGAAATTTAACAGAAACTGATCTAAATATGATCAACAATATTCGTCAACTCAATGCCCGTGGCAGAGTCCGCTAACTTAACAATTTTAACAAAGGAAATTTATCATGCCTT